CTCTCTCATTCAAATGGGACACCGCCACATTATCATTATGGCTCGGGCTTTCACCGAAACCGCTATACAGACTTGTCTCAAACAACAAGAAGCAGGGGTATTTCTCTATCCACTCAACGCTCCCTATACAGATCAAGCAGAGATAATGAAAGACCTACAAGTAATCCTCGGGGGACGCTTCATAGCTAGCGAAACAGACACCCTCGACTCCCTCCAAGTATCAGATGTTGGTTTTGCAACTCATGTCCTCGCCAAGCGTATGAGTACAATCTTTGCTGGTAACGGAGACAGAGAAAAGATAGACGCCCGAGTGGAAGTTCTAAAGCAGAAGTTTGAAGGCTCACCATCACAGTTTGAAAAGCGTAACCTTACACAGAGAATCGCCCAGCTCACTAACGGGTTTGCTTTGCTAAAGATTGGTGCTAAGTCTGATACAGAACGTAAATACCTCAAGGACAAAGCAGACGACGCTGTAAATGCCGTAAAAGCTGCCTATCAAGAAGGAGTAGTAAAGGGAGGAGGACAAGCCCTCTTTGACATAGCTAAGGAATTACCCAACGACTATATCCTAGCTAACGCTCTCATGGCACCATACCTCCAACTAAAGCACAACGCCGGACAAGACTTTGTCATACCTGAATGGGTAATGGACTCAGTAAAAGTGACAAGAATTGGTTTAGAAAAGGCTTGTAGTGCTGCAGGGATTCTAGCAACTGCCGCAGGAGCGATTACCACTCGCAAGAAGAAGGATAACTGCTGTCACAATAAAGAATAATGTTGTATAATACACACATGAAAAAGAAACTACCACAACGTAAAAACAATAAGTCAATGAGTGGTGAAGAACTACTAGAGAAAGCGATGAAAGGTAAAAAGAAATGCTAATGCAAATAACTCCTTACGAAAAGAACGCTAAAAAGCATCCAGCTAAGCAAATTGAGCAAATCAAAGCGTCTTTGACTGATCAGGCTCTACCCTCATAGCATCAGAGAAGACAGGGCGTATCTGCTACGGTATGGAGCTAGACCCTAAATACATAGACGTAATAGTACAACGCTATGTAGATTACACAGGTAATGCTACAATAAAGAAGAATGGTCAAGAGATTATATGGCAAAAAACAGTGTTAACAACAGAGTAAAAGGACTCAAACCTTTTAAAGAAGGAGAGAGTGGTAATCCTAATGGCCGACCACTTGGTCAACGTAACTACGCGACTATCTATCGTGAGGCTTTAATTAAGCTTGCTAGTAAGAACGGAATGGAGCCAGACGACTTAGAGACTGAACTACTAGAGAAGGCTATCCTAAGTGCCCGTAAAGGAGACCACAGGTTTTATAAAGACCTGATTGATAGACTGTACGGAACAGCTGTTAATAAAACAGATATGACAGGGTCTATTGAAATCAAAGGAAATGCAATAATGTTCGCGGACTTCAAAAATGCAACAGATAGTAAACCAGGCGTATAAACCACTGTTTGAAACTAACGCTCGTTACATTATTTTAATGGGTGGTCGTGGTGCTGGCCGTTCTACTGTCGCCTCACAATATGCAAATGCTAAGTTAGTTGCACCAGAATACTATCGGTGCGCTATTATGCGTTATGTTCTGGGTGATATTCGTAACTCTATCTACCGTGAAATCATAGACCGGGCTGAGGAGAATGGGATATTAGAATCACTGCATGTTAATGATTCAACCATGACCATTGATTATGGGAATAACTCAATCAACGCTGTAGGATTCAAAAAGAGTTCAAGCGATCAAAAAGCCAAACTCAAATCACTCGCTAACTACAACTGTGTCATTATCGAAGAAGCTGATGAAATCCTCGAAGAAGACTTTATCCAGCTAGACGACTCGCTGCGTACCCTGAAAAGTGACATTAAGATTATATTACTCTTAAACCCGCCTCCAAAATCACACTGGATTATTCAACGGTGGTTTGACCTAGAGAATTCAGAGGTTAAAGGGTTTTACGTGCCTAAACTAAAGACAGAAATCAAAGACACGTTGTATATCCGTACCTCGTACCTAGATAACATCACCAACATTGCTCCCCAAAGTCTCCATAACTACGAGCGGTATAAGCTCACCAAACCAAGTCACTATTGGAATATGATTCGTGGGTACGTGCCGGAAGTAGTAAAAGGCAAGATATTCTCAGGCTGGCAAGAGATAGACAACATACCGTTTGAAGCACAACTAATCCGTCGAGGATTAGACTTTGGGTATACCAACGACCCAACTGCGTTAATTGATGTGTACAGATACAATGGTGGGTATATCCTTGATGAACAGCTATATCGTAAACAAATGCTCAATAGCCAGATTGGTGATTATGTTCTTAGTATTAATGAGCCTGATACGCTTGTAATTGGCGATAGTGCCGAGCCAAAGAGTATAGATGAGCTTAAACTCTATGGCGTGAATATTCTCCCAGCGGTAAAAGGGGCTGGTTCTATTAATACAGGGATTGCTTTTATTCAGGGACAAAAGATTTCCTATACCAAACGGTCTGTTAATTTGAAAAAGGAATACGACAATTATGCGTGGTTTGAAAACAAAGATGGGGTGACGCTGAATGAACCAAAGCCTGGGTATGACCACCTTATGGATGCCCTTCGATATGCGATGACAACTATCGTGGCTCCCGCTGAATACAACAACTCTATCACCGTATCAATACCCGATTATTAATGTGGTATAATTAAGCATTATGATTGCCAATCTTGTAACTGATAAGGATGGAAACCCTGTAGACGGCAACGGGACTAAATTATCCCCGTCTGCTTATGTACCTACACCAGAGGTAATGAAGTTATTTGCTCAGGTACAAACTGATTATCAAAAAGCCTGGACACTACAACATCGACCCTTTGATGAGTTCGATGGATATTCTCTATTAGAGCGTACTCGCATGGACCAAGAGACGTTTGGTGCCTTTGTAGGGGCTGAGTGGGTGCCAGCTCATAAGCGATGGCGCTGGAAAGGACGCAAGAACACCGCTCGTAACCGTTTGATTGGTATTCTCGCCCACATGCTGGCGGCGATGTTATTCCCGCATGTCCGGGCTGTAAACGAGAATGACGAAGAAGAAGAAATGACCGCCCGTGTTATGGCGATTATGATTGAAGACTCACTTCGTAAAGCCAAGTACGAGATGAAGTTCTTGTTTATGGTTTTATCAGCTCTCGTAAACCCTGCCGTATTCTGCCAGATTGAATATGTGGTAGCGATGCAACGAGTCAAACAACAGCTAAAAGACGGGGCTAAAGTCAAGCTAGTCATTGACCAGCTCTTGACTGGACTGCAGCTCAACATCATCCCAATTGATGAGATTCTCCTTGGAGACTTCTACACGTTTGAAATGCAACGCCAACCGTATATCGTTCGTGTTCGTCGTATTCCATGGGATGAGGCTAGAGCTATCTATGGTGAGCACCCAGACTTTCAATATGTAATGGCCGGAATGACCCGTGTATTCCTCGCAGGTCAAGAGAACCAAACCCTTTACGACATCGAATGGACTGAGGCTGACCGAGACTTTGTACAAGTTATTACTATAGCTTACCGAGCCGAGGACTTAGAGGTTACGTTTGTGGGAGGTGTATTTATGGGGAATAAAGAAGATATATACAATACTAACCCGTTCAAACATCGTCGTCTTGTCCTCGCTGATGGCCCTGGAGGGAAAGAATGGGTGTCTATTCCTGTCTATGAGTATGCTAAGAGTGGTTTTGAACCTATTGACCCAACAGGGCGTTTTGCCTACTACAAATCAGGTGCGTTTAAAGCCTACTGGGAAGATAAGAGTATTAACTACTCATACCAACTCCTCCAAGACGGTATGGCACTTGATGTTATCAAACCTATCTTTGGTACAGGAGTAGCCAAAGCTGATACTACAGTAATGGTACCGGGAGCGTTTATTGGTATGCCACCGGGAGCGACTGTAGTTCCCTATTCTCTAGGGCCAAACCTCGCTGCAGCTATGCAGGTGCTCCAACAGAACCGTGAAGACCTATCAGAAAGCACCCAAGACGCCTCACAATCAGGTATCGCCCAGCCTAATGTCACTGCTACCGCTACAACAGAAGCCGCTAATAACGCCCGTGTCTTCATTGGAGTGTTTGGCTTGATGATTGCCAACCTCATTGAACAAGTGGGCGAACTAGCGATGGACTGTATCATTATGAACACAACTGCTGGAGAACTTGATATGACCGTCCCTGAACACTTACGTATGAAGTACAAGACGTATATCGCCGAAGGAAAAGATAAAGGCAAGCGTGTCTCTAATCGGATTGAGTTTACCGATGAGTTTATGGGTCGTGAGATGAGTGATGAGGATGTAAACGAGTATGAATGGGAGCTATACAACCGTGGAGGCAAGACTAACAAAGAACGCCTAGAGACTAATCAACGTATCTACAAAGTAAATCCTTATCAATTCGCTCGTATGGCTTATACTATGAGTGTAGACGCCGATCAGATTGTTACTAAGTCTATGGGTAACGACAGACAAGAAAACCTATTGGCCTTCCAAATGCTCACAGACCCTCGTGTGGTGCCATATACTGACCAGAAAGCGGTTATCGATGACTTCGTTATCGAAAAGTTCAGTGATGGAGACCCAGACCGATACCGCGTCAAAGAACAACCACAACAAATGGATGAGATGCTGAACTCGGTCATGGGAGGAGGACCAAAGGGAGTCGCTGGGATTCCGCCAGCCCAGAGTAAACCCGCATTACAAGGAGCCGTAGTATAATAAAATAATATGATTCAACCTAAAAAAATAACAAAGGCACCAATGAGAACTTTTGCAAAATCTATGCCCTTGAAAGCTAAGAAAGTTATGCCGATGAAAAGAGCTAAAACAGTAGCATTTAGTCCAACCGCTAGTAAGACAACTATGATGAAAAGAGTTCGTAAGTCCAATGTTCCAGCTTCAAAGAAGGCAGGTATGATTCGTCAGATTAGCAGAAACAAAATCTAATTATGAAAAAACTTAAAACCGCATCAAGAGCTAATAACCCTCTAGTGAGTCTGCACAAGCAGATTGCCACTGGGAACGCCGTTAAACGTAAATCAATAAAAAACTAATATGAATTGGGCAGCTAACACAATGAAACTCCGCCGAGCGCAAGCTAAGTGCGGAAAAGATGCTAGTGAGGCAGATGTGAAAGCAGAATACATTAGACTAGGTGGACTGGTTATTAATGTTGAAGAAGAAGTCGAGGAGGTAGCCATTGAAGAAGAAGTAGCTGATATTGTTATTGCACCTAAAAAGAAAGCCAAGAAATAATATGCTGATTCGATTTGTCTGTTGGTTATTGCGTCATAAGCGTCTTTCGTCTCTTGACCGTACCACGCTGACAAATACAATCCTTGATTCAGTAAAAGCCCTTCCAATCCATGCTATAATAACGGTAAATGAAAACAAGATTTTCATTCGTGGTACAGAGCTAGAAGGTGAGCGTGCGCTCGTCATTCGTGAAGGAGCACAATCAGCTTTAAACAATGTAGCACTCCGCACGATTCATGAACAAGTGTTATATCAGGCAGTATCTCTCGGGGTACACCAAGCATTAACACCTGAACAAATGAGTTTTGCAAAAGCCGCTATATGGTTTGGGGAAGAAGAATTAAAACTACTTCAACTTCTAGCCGGACCAACGAACTCCTCGTTTAATGGAGATTAACAAACGCAACATAAGCTAAAATTATGACTGAGCCAATTGTGGAAACTACTGGAACCACACCAGAAACCCTTAATAATGAACCTTTGCAGACACCTCTCGAACAAGAAATTGAACGAGAGACGAAACGAACTGAGGGACGAACTGAGGCAGAAAAGGCAGCTTTCTCTTTAAAGAAGAACGCTGAACGAGCAAAGGAACTTGGTATAGACCCAGCCGAAGTGCTTGGTTACACAACTACTCCTGCGCCAACGGTTGATAAAGACGCTCCACTGACTGTCGGGATGTATGAACAAATGCAAAAGAATCAGAGTCAACAGACCTCGATTCAGCTTGCAGAACGGATTACAGACCCACATGAACGTGAGCTAACTATCACCTACCTCAAAACTCGGATTGTCCCATCAGGTGACCCAGAAGATGATTTGCGCTTTGCACGCCAAGCTGTTAACTCAGTAAAGAACGGACAAATCGTAGAGGAACTAAGTCGGGCAACACCTCCTCGAACCCATGGTTCAGGTGCTGGTGCTCCCCCTAATCCTACAGCTAAACCGCTTGAATTGACCGCAGAAGAACAACAGTTCACTCGTGCACCATTCAATATGACCCCTGCTGAAATCATCGCTGCTCGCACCCAAAGTTAATTTCAGTCTGTAAAGGATTAACAATCCTTAAAATGACTTTTCGAATTCTTACGCAGATGAGTCCAGAGTTCTCAGTTGATTTCCTCGTTGCCTCTGGTGCCGTGGCTTCAATTGGGCGTGGAGTCCCTACTAAGTCTGCTGATGCCGCTGGTTCTGCCACTGGTGTTGTTGCAGCGATGGCAGACGGTGAAGGTTCAACCTCACAAAACTTTACTGGTATTGCAAAAAGTGTATCAACGGATACAGCTGCTGCTGCTGGACGAGTAACTACTTGGCTTCCACTTCCAGGTATTATTTATCAGGGAAAGGCTAAGACTGCTTCAACTGCTGATACTCAAGCAGAGGTAGACGCTCTACGTCGCAAACGTGTAGTGTTTGACCTCACAACTTCTGTATGGACTATTGATGCAGCAGCTACCGACGCTGTTGCTAACTGTGTCGTTATTATTGGCGGAGATTACCGAACTCAGACTCTTGATTTCGTATATCGTCCAAGTGGTACGTTCCTTGATTTTGCTATCTCGGCTTAACCTTAACTAAATAAACTATCATGGATAATAACTCAGGTCCGTCATTAATTCTCGTCAAGACCGCTCTTGACAAGTTGCTCGACCAAGCAACAATCGAACTCGCAACTGTAGGTAAGGCAACTGCTACAGATGCACAGGTGTTCACACAGGACACCGCAACCAACGCAGCTGTTGTTAGCTCAGTAATCGGTGGAGGTGGTTACTTCCAGACCACTACTGACGACGTAGCTCCTACTAACGAAGCTAGTGTCTCAGCTGCAGCACAACGCACAACCCTCGTAGTAAACTTCAAGAAAAACCTCCCAATCTCTCGCACCTTTATGGCTGACCAGCAAATGAGTGCTGTGTCTAAGGCTGTAAAGCAGCAAGCGATGACTTGGGCAGCTTCTCGTGACCGTAACGCTTTCAGTGTGTACTCTCTCGGTTTCACCACTCAGACTACTATTGACGGTGTTGCTCTGTTCTCAAACTCACATATCAACCAGAACGGTGATACAGTTGACAACTTGGAAACAGGCGCACTTGCAGATTCAACCCTTAATACGTCAGTTGTTTCACTTCGTGGACAGCTCTCACAGACAGGTGTTATCGCAGGTTACGAACCAAAGTTCTTGCTTACTCCATCTACCCTTCACCAGACTGGTATGGCAGTAGCTAAGTCAGTTCTTCGAGCAGGTACAGGTAACAACGACCTTAACTACTTCTCTGAGATGTACCCAGGTATGCAGGTAAAGTACAGCCCATTCTTGGATGCTACTTCAACTACTGCTTACTTCCTTGGTTCTTCAACTCATGGAGTATACCGATTCGAACGTGAAGCATTCTTCACTGACCTCGTAGACTGGAAGACTAACGCTAACGATGAATACCAGTACAAGATGCGTGCTCGTGAAGCCGTAGATTCTATCGAGTATTCAGGCTTGGTAGGTTCGACTGGAGCCTAAAGTTATTAGTTCTAACCTAAATTATTATGGGAATAACTAATTACGATTCATTGACGCTCAGCGAAGACTTGGTAGTTGGACGTAATACTACGTTCACTAATGCTCCAGCTGGACCACAGGTTGTGACTACTGTCGTGCAAAGTGCACTGGTAGGAGCAACTGTAGCCCTTACTGCCGCACAATCAGGTGGTGTATTTATCAACCGTTCAACGTCAGGTAGTCCATCATGGACACTACCTACCAACGTAGCTGGTTTGACTTATACATTCGTCGTAGCGAACGTCACTGCCGGATTCACCGTTACAGGTGGGACAATCAAAGCAAAGACAAATGCAGCTGGTGCCGCTATCAGTGGTACTACCCTGACTAATACTCAGGGAACTGCAGTTGTCGGAGACACTATTACGCTGGTAGCAGATGGTACTAACTGGGTCATGGTAGCTCAGTCAGGCATCTTTGCAGCGTCTTAAATCTTCACTCTGCCTCTCAGCTTGGGAGGTGGGGATGAGGATTAAAAGTTAAAAAAATATCATGGGACAATACAGCACATTACAAGCCACTACACCACAAGGTAAATACACTAACCTTTCAGCTTCTGGGATTGTTGCGACTGGTCCAGGTGTACTTGTTGGTGTAGTGATTAACTCACACTCATCAGGAACACTAAAGTTCTGGGATAATACTTCTGCAGCGACTACAGTTATTAACAATACGATGACACTTGCTGCTGGGGAACGCTGGATTCCGCTCTTTGGAGAAAAGTTTACAGTCGGTTGTTATCTCACTATTGGCGGCACCGCTGATGTTACCGTAATCACTAACTAGCACTCATGGCCTTACACAATATAGGACAAGCCAAAGACGAGATTGTAGCTCTCCTACAAGGCCAAGACCTATCTAAAGTAGGTAATGTTAATGGTGCGCTCGAACGGGCGGCTAGAACTGTTGTTCAACAGGCTGATATTCCCGAAGCGTCTGGCGTCCAACCAATTACGCTTTACGGTGGAGTAAACTACTACACAGCTCCTACTACTATCTTCGGTACAGCTCTAAACCTTATTCGCCGACAAGGTGATGCAAGTACCCCGTGGGATTACAACTACAAAGTAGATATTGATAGCTTCACCAGAGGCAAGCGTCTAAACTTTAATGGGTACATGCTCGATTTCGAGTATCGTAACGGTGTAGGAACACTTGGTATCTCAACTCCTAACGTATTCCCTAAAGTCATCATAGACCCAATGAATGCTACTACAGGGTGGACGGCGGGCGGGTCTGCTAGTGGACTAGCGCAAGATACAACTAACTACTATGAACAACCAGCGTCTCTACGCTTTAACCTTACAGGCTCGTCTGCGGGGTATATTGAGAAAACCCTAGCTAATTCACTTGATTTAGGTGTTTATGAAGGAGTCGGAGTAGTATTTCTGGCGATTGATACTCCAAACGTCACTAACTTAACTTCTTTAGAGCTTAGAATCGGCTCAGACAGCTCAAACTACACTACAGTGACCGAAACAGAGGGATTTTTAGGAGCGTTTACTATCAACAACTGGCTCTTAGTTGCTCTTGACTTGTCTGCGGGCACACCTACTGGGACACCAAACTACGATGCAATTGATTATGTCCGAGCAACGGTGAATCATACGGCTAGTATAACTAACTTCCGCATGGGAGGACTGTTTGTAGCCCTTCCAGTGCCCCATGAGCTGTTATTCCAGTCGTCTGCTATCTTTCTAGCTTCTGGTGCTTCTGCCCCAACACAGGCCATTACAGGGGATGGAGACACTATTCTCTTAAATGACGCTGCATACAACCTATTCGTCTATGAATCGGCTCTCACAATTGCGGTGCAAGAGGGAGGCACCCTAGAAACAGGCTATGTGCAAATGTTACGAGCTAATCTATACGGGGCTGGTAACGATATGGGCTTGTATGCGATGTACCGGGCTGATAATCCGAGTCAAGAGCTTCGAACGATAGGTTCATACTACTAAAATGTCTACAGATAACTTCAATTTCAGCCTAATAGATAGCTTCGAAGGCTATGTGTCTTCTAAAGACCCTACTAACGTCTCCCCACAAGTCTTAGTAGAGGGTTCGATGAACTGTTACAAGAAGATTAACGGGAATATTGCGGTGCGTCCGGGGTTATTACGCTATGGAAACGCTGATGCGACTGTAGCTGGTATTGCCTCCTCAGATGAGTGGTATAACTCACTGGGTAACACCTTTCCGTTTCGAGTAGTAGAGCCTACCAGTGCTGGAAATGACGGGAAATTGCAAGTAATGAGTACGATTGTGGATGGTGAAACACCAATCTGGTATGACTTACAAACTGGACTCACTACCGCTCAAACCCGATATGTCTTTGATTCATGGTACAAGACAGCTGATGTAAAGGACATCTGGGTATTTTGTCGAGGTGATTCTAACCTGTACTGGTGGGGAGGTGGATTAGCTGTAGCTGTAGCTCAAATAGCTGGCGGCGCTACACTCGCAAAAACAGGTTCAACCACTTGGGCGCAAGCTGGCTTTAATGTAAACGGCAATAAGACTTTTACTATTAATGGCAGTGCTACTGCCTATACCTATACAGGCGGGGAGAATACCACCACTCTCACTGGTATTACTCCTGCTCTCCCGGCTATTGTAGCTGATGATGTGATTTTGCAAACGGTAGTCACCGAAGCAGACAAACCCGCCGCTGGCTATAGTGCTGACTTCCTAAAGACTATTGGTAATCAACTCTATGTTGGTTCGTACACGTCACGATTGGTCTATATTTCTAGTGCGACTGACTTCACAAACTATACTGTACCTGCTCCTCCGGTGACTGGATCACCTGACCTACTCACCCTAGACAATAACTGCAAAGGGATTTCAGTTCGCCAAGGTAGCGCACATATCACTGCGGGACTTTCTGACTGGTATGTGGTTACTTTCCAAGAGATTGCCGTAGCTAGTGATATTACCCGTCAGACGGTAGTAGAAAAGCAAGAGACAGCCGCTCTTTCAGCCGCTCTCGCCCATGAGTTTATTGATACTGTAGGAGATGATATTGTGTACCTCTCTCAAGACCAACAGCTCCGTAACTATGGACAATTCCGTAACATTAATACGGCCAAGTTTCCTTCACTTTCACAACAGATTCAAACCGAATTGCAAAATATTGACTTCACAGGCGGACAAGTCAAGTCTATTGGAGATTTTGTCTATATCACCTCTCCAGTCACAGGTAAAACGTATTTCCTCCAAACTCGTGAGGCTCTTGATGACTTAGGGAATATCGTAGCCGAGCGTATCTGGCACCCACCACAGATATGGAATATATCTCGTATTGCCTTGATTAATGATATTGAATACGGGCATTCAAACAGTAACCCGCAACTGTATAAGCTGTGGAATACTGGGCAGTATCATGATGACAGTCCAACTAACGACCCGGTACCATATAGTGTGTCTATGGCTATGTCTTACCGCAACCACGATAAGCGAGCTGGGCAGATTCATTTTGGTAAGGTCTATATAGAGGGGTATTTACAACGTAACTCTGAACTTAATTTACGTGTCCGAAACGATTATCTTGACCCTGAACCACAGGAGCTGATTATCAGTGCCAACGGAAACACCCCACAGCTATTCCCTAATGTAGACGTAGAGACTATTGGTGGTTCTACTATAGGTGACGTCGCTATCGGAGGGGGAGAGATTTCAGACAGTGCGCCGATTGGACCAAAGTTCCGAAAGATTGCCGATGTTGTAGACAAGAACTGTTTTGAATACCAGCTAGAACTGTACAGTGACAGTGCTGACTCAGCTTGGGAGATTATTGCAATTGGAACAACGGTAGAATCTGCCGCACAATCAGCAACATTTATCAGACAAAATAACGTGGTATAATATTACAATATGACTACAACGCTCTTAAAAGTGGTGGCCGACTTAAATCTATCATTGGCCTCTGCCGTCTCAGCCGGGTCTACTACCGCAACACTTAATACTAATGTTGACAGTGATGGAGTAACGCTCCCAGATGGTAAGTTTGGATTTACCGTTGACGGTGATAATTCGTCTAAAGAGTTTTTTGTTTGTGATAAAACTGGTACAGCTATCACCAACGTACAAAGTATTTCTAAGCAAGGAGCAGCTACTACTGGCTTCTCGACCTATCACCGTACTGGAGCGGTTATCACTATCACCGACTGGGCTGTTTGGAAACGAGCAATAGATAACCTAACTGGTACGACTGGTTTTGACGCTGGGACACCTCTTAAATACGATGGACAGCCTACACTATCAGACCCTACAGCTATTCCAACAGTACAATACGTACTTGATACCGCTAACGGTGGAGCTGTTTCATTTAACGCTACAGTAATTGCTGGAGACGCTGGTGAAAACGTAGCTGATGGCGATTGGGTATATTTCAATACCACCGATGGAGAATGGTATAAAACAGACGCTGACGATACGACAAAATGTCTCAATGTACGCATTGGTAAAGCCCGAGGAGCCGGAACAAACGGCAATCCGATTACTGGTGGTATCTTTGTAGATGGACTTGAAACAGTCGGTGTCTATGTAGCTGGAACGACGTACTACATTGGCAATACGGCTGGCGCATTGTCTACCAGTGCTGGAACTAATAG